CCCATGGCCGCGATTACCATGGATCGCGACGAAGCGAACCAGTTGCACGAGATGTTGACTGACATCGCCTCGACTCCTACAGGCCGCGCTCTTTCCGAGATGACGCGGCAGGACGCGAAGAACCTGATGTTCGCCCTCCGGTCCCAGTTGGACCAGGGAGGTGACGCATGAACCTGTTCGACCAGGCGAGATCGACTGACCCTGAGAACTCACACATCGCCGCGAAGCGCGACCGATCCTCCCAGCGAGACAAGCTGCTCATCGTTTACTACGGGGAGTTCATGTCCCCGTCAGGCACGCCAATCTCGGACGCCCTGGCCGGAGAGAAGGCCGGGATCGCGACCGCGCACAAGCGGTGCAGCGAGCTTCTTCGTGCTGGACTGATCAGGAAGGACGGGGACATTCCTGGCCCGAACGGAACCCCGGTTCGAGCCTGCTCGATCACTCCTGCCGGAATCTCCGAGATCCGCAGCCAGGGCGACCTCGCATGAGGCGTCCCTGGTTGCGGATACGCAAGGAACTGGTAGAGCACGAGAAGGTCACCGCCGTGGCCGCCGCCACCGGGGCACATCCAGCCCATGTGGTGGGCGGCCTCGTGGTGATCTGGTCGGTCGCCGACGACAACGAAGGTAGGCTTCCCTTCTGGGGGCCGGAGAACGCCGACCAGGCCGCCGGAGTCCCTGGCATAGGGTCAGCCCTCCTAGAGGCAGGGTGGCTCTCAAACGGGCCTCACGGGCTTCTGGTGCCAGAGTTCGAGAACTGGATGGGCGGCACGGTTCACAAGCGCGATCAGGCGGCGGAGCGCAAGCGAAGGTCCAGGGCGAAGTGTGACACCGAGCGTGACACCGAGCGTGACACCGAGCGTGACCGCTCTCTCCTTCTCCCTTCTCCTTCTCCCTCTCCAGGCGGCCCCTCTCCTGAAGAGAAGAAAAGCGTTCGAGAAAAGTTGGAGCGGCTGAAGCAGGCAGACAGGGAGCTGGTCGGTTGGGTTACTCAGGGGGGTCTCCTACGGGCGGTGACCTCGACCTTCTCGGATCCGGTCAGCCAAGCCAAGCTCGTGGGCGACCGCAAGCGCAAGGACGCCGAGGCGGTGATCGTCCTGGCGGCCAAGCGAGGTGTCTCCCTGGCGGAGATTCAGAAGCTGATCCGGCGGATGGAGCTGGAGAAGAACTCAATCAAGAAACCCTGGGCATGGCTTCACAAAGTCGTGACCGAGGATCACATTGGCATAGGAGTCTGACATGGATGTTCGGATAGTCGAGAACGAAGTTCGGGGAGCAATCCTGTTCGACGGACTGGAGCAGGCACTGCTCGGATTCGGTACGCAGCAGGGGAAAGACGCGATTGCGATATACAGCCTGAAGAAGATCCTGTTGATCTTGAGCCGGGACATGAGCCAGGTCGATGCGGAGGAGTATTTCCGGTTCAACATCCGGGGGTTGTGGGCTGGCGAAAGAACACCAATTGTTCTGAATGACACGGTTCCTGTCGAGGAGGTGTTGAAGTGGCTCTAACCTACTGTCGATGGAAAGAAGGGAAACCGGAGCCGTCTGAGATCAAGGAGCAGATCATGCGTGATGTGCATGAAGCCCTGGATATCCGAGACCTGACCCTCTCGGAAGTGTGCAGCGGATCGCACGGTGTTCGTGAAGCCGAAGCTCGTGAAGCGATCGCGGTGATCTTTTTCGAGCGAGTAGGATCTCCGAAGAACAGCTCTCCCACTGGAGGGGAGATCATGAGTGCAAGCGAGATGGCACGGCTTGTAGGCATATCGAGAACCACATTGTTGACAGCGAGAAAACGATGGTCGAGGAAGCACGCGGAACAATGCCCTGGCCCCCCAGCGCGAACCAGATCTATCGAGCCACCAACGGCAGGGTGATCAAGTCCAAGAAGTACCGAGCCTGGATCCAGCACGCCACAGCGCATCTCCTGGCTGAAGGAATCGAGAAGGTTCCTCCTCCCTACCAGGTGGAGATCACACTGATCCCCCCAGACAAGCGCAGATTCGACATCGACAACCGCCTGAAAAGTGTCCTCGATATCCTCCAAAAATCCGATATCTTGGACGACGATTGTTTCATCGACGACCTCAGAGTCGTTCGAGGCCAACCTGACCGAGAGGGTTCTCACGCACACTACGTTGTGCGATCTCTTTCGGAGTAACCAGGTGAAGAACAAACACGAGACGATAGCACTTGCACTCCAGGTAGCGCAGTTGCTGGTTATCGCGTTTGGGATATCCGCACTTGCTGTGAACATCGGCAGGAAAGATGCCAGCCTCACACACGCAACCGAGGACATCCGTGCTTTGCAAACGATCAGCTCTGACTTGGTTCGAGCAACGATAGAGTCAACTTCAAGTATCAACTACCACCGAGAAAGAATTGAAAATTTGCGAGAACGAGTCACAGCTTTGGAAAGTTGGAGCAGGGAAGTTGAGAACTGAGTGGTGGAGCACCTAACACAGATACTGGTTTCTCTCGCAACCCCATTTGCGATTGGTTTGTTTGGCTTTCTGTGGAGGGTCAATTCCAAGATCACCGCTTTGGAAAAACAAGTTGAAGCGCACGCCTACCGTATTGGCAGGAACTCGAAACAACTTTCGCAACACTTTGAGAAAGCGTTCACGATACGGAAAGACAAGGACTAGGCCATGAGAGATTGGAATGCATCTGTGATCGTTGCAATCAGCCTGTTCATGTATGGCTGCGCTTTCAATCAAGGGGGCAGTTTGGGAAGCACGCTTTCGGGAAAAACAAACGAGGTGATGAGCCAGGCATCCTCGCCTCACAACTTGAGCGTGCTCAGTGTGACTGGGGGGTTGTGCCTGGTTGCGGGGATGGTGTTGCTCGTGGTTTCCAGGGGGAAACTTGGCTGGTACCCGTCGATTGGGGGACTGCTGCTTGTGGTTCTGAACTTTGCGATAGCGCGGTATTCGCACTACCTGTTCGCTCCAGCCCTAGTGTTTACAGGAATGATCTCAGCCGCTTGGACGTACAAGACGGTGAAACAAATTCTCACGGAGAAGAAAAAGAAATGACCCTCGCATCAATGTCTAGCTTCATCGGAACCTTCTGGTTCATGGCCCTGCTCAGTGTTGCATCCTTCGCCGCAGGCGTGATCTTCAAGGATTGGTTTCTCAATGTGGTCACGGGCGGACGATGGAAGAACTGACCGAACCCCAGGGTCACATCTGTGAGCGGTGCCAGAAAAAGGACACCGACAACCTTCAGCATCAACTGAACGAGTGCAAGCGATTGCACAAAATCAAAGACCAGCAGATGAAAAAGCTGGACAAAAAAGTGTTCGTCTTGATGTGCGTTGTTGTTGGTGTCGGTGCCATCTTTGGGAAGGAAGCCCTGGATTCGATGGTCGCCTGGTTAGAAACACTCAACTCTGTGAAGTCCCAGGTCGATGACCTGACCGCCGCGATTGTTCCAGGGCCAGCCGCCCTGGCCGTGTTCGGAGTAGGACTCCCGTTTGTTGAAAGGCCCAGAAAACGATGACTGACGGAACCGAAATACTTCTTCCGACAGATGCGCTTCCGATCCGCGTCGAGGACGTGGACGGTGGGATCCCGCTCAACGCAGATGAGCACGCCATGGTCTGTGCGCTGATGTGTGGGTGCAACGTCACGGAAGCAATCGCTTCGACGGGAGTCGCCACGGCCAGCCACTACAACCGCATTCGGAAGAACCCGTATTACGCGGCCCTGGTCGATTACGCCTGGGAGGTGGTGCATGACACCTTGTTCGCTCTGGTCGTTGAGAGGGCAAAGGCCGGGGACAACAGACTGCTTCTCGAAGCACTGAAACATGTAGCGGGGATGCGCGGCAAACTGAGTCCCAGCCGAGTCGAACTCACAGGAGCCGGAGGCGGCCCGCTGCAAGTGCAGAGTGATATTCACGAGGAACGTGTGGTAAAGTTGCACCAGGAACTCAAATGCCTGGTCAGCAAGGACGCTGAAAGCGAGGCACTAGGATGGGCGTGACGAAATGGATCAGATGCCTCTTCAACGCGCAAAGAGACTGCGCGAAATGTTGTGGGACGGAAGACCAGAAGAACGAGAAGCCGTGCGTCGTCTCGCGGCTGAAGATCCGGTTGCGTTCTTCGAGTCGAGTGTTTGGACGAAGAGAGTCAAAGTCGTAGACGAGTCCGGGCGGGAGCGACCCGCCAGGTTCAGCGCGACCCCGATGATCCCCTGGCCCCGCCAGGGCGAAGCGTTGAGGAGAATGGTGGGGGCGGTCGAGACCGGCAAGGACGTGGTCTTCGTCAAGTCAAGAGAAATGGGTGCTTC